CGAGCAGTAACTTCTGATGCGTTATCAGTTGGTGCGTAAGCTTCGATTCCACAGAGTTTGCGGAGGTCGTTAACCATGTGTGAGGCATTGCCAGCACTACCGCCAACTCCAAGGATGAAGACACGACCTTCGTTGAAATCTCTAGTATGTGCGAGGGTTGAAGCAAGGCGCTCTACTCCGTTCTTATTGATAGCTTCTGCAATAGAAACTACTTCCTGAAAGTACTGATCACTAAAACTCATGTCAAACGACTCCTCAGTTCAGTTGAACTATATCCATGGTAACGATTATTGAACAAGATTTTAATACTACGTTGTTCACAAATATCTTGTCCTGTTAAGTAAGTATCATTATATTCAACACCAACAAACCTAACATCAATTGGTTCAATACCCATAATGTTAATTAGATCTTCTTCAGTTTCATAAGGAATAATTTCATCTACATATTTACAACCACGAAGTTGAACAAAACGTTCATACATAGATTGCACAGGCTTATTTTTATCAGGACGATCAATTCTAGGATCTACATGCAATCCAACAATTAACCAATCACAATATTGTTTACACTCTCTAAGCATCTCAACATGACCTGCGTGAAGCAAATCAAATGCGCTACAAGTAAACCCTTTAATCATATTTATTCCTTCACGATATAATAGTTATTACCGCCATCCCATTTAATAAGACCGTCAGATACCAAAGGAATTTGTGTCATGTTTTTATCTTTAAAGAAGTTAGCAAAGTAATCTTCATTAACGGAGAAACCAAAAATATTAGACTGTGCAAGAATAAGCCAGTTCTTACTGTCCTTAATCTTAGGCATAAGTTGTTCACGATACTCTACAGGTGTTTCACTTAATGCCCAAGTAGATATAACAAGATCGGCAGGTCCTACATTATCATCTTCAAAAGAAAATTCTGGTGTGATACCTTGTTTGTTTAGATAAAAATTTTGAATTGGTTGTGTTTCTGGAATATCAACAATAGTATATTTGCCTTTAAATCCCATAGCATGTACTACAGAACACATATCACCATAACCAGCACCAATTTCAACAATAGATTCATACTTTGACAAATCTTCTTTACCAAAGCCAGCAATCATAAGATGCGCTATGTCTTGAATACGTTGCATACTAGTACTAAAATCTGATGTAACGTACAATGCTTCTTTCATGTTTTCTGGAATACCAATCCAGTTTTCAGCCAGTGCCTCAGCAACATCTGGATTCCTTGCTGCATGATAAAATGCTTCGCCAAGAAATCTAGATGTTCTATACTGAGTAACAAGAGGAACATTATGAATACTTGCCCAAAGACGAAAACGATTTAGTGGCAAATTATCACAATCGTGTTTAAAAACTTCGCGCATCGTTGGCCAATAATCAGGACCATTAATTTGCTTAGCTTTTTTCATCTTAATAGAATTTTCTGATCCTTCATCGAAATCAGACCAAATTAAATTTGACATAATATATTCCTATTAATTAAAGTGAAGGAGCTTTTCTTTCAAGGAAAGCTGTAGAAAACTTTTGATACTTAAAGTATTTTTCAACAAGGTTAGCAACAACCTGTGGATCAAATGTCTTGCAAGAGAATACATCAAGATACATAGTATCATTTTCGTTAACAAAATGAGCACAAATATTTGAAGTTTCAATTAACTGAACAAGAGTATATCCTGCCTTATTACCTGATCCAAAATTAACAACCTGAGGTTCTCCATATGGTACCATATCGATATCAACTACAAGCTGTTTAACAAATGCTGTAATATTCTCAGCATCCGTAATTGCTTCATGGTCACAACCAGAAGCGTCAATAATTAAATGATAACCCCAATAATCTGCCATTTTATGTAATCCTTGTATAATCAATTTTGTTGATGAATGCTAGCTTCTGTTCTTCAGTCCAGCTTTTAAAATAATCATTGTCTTCGTCAAACATCTTAATATATTCTTCCTTACTTATCTCTTTGTGAGAAAGAAATATAATGGGTTCTAGATGTAGTTGCGAAAACTCGTTAAAATTAGTATCGCCCTCACGCATAACAATTTCATCAAAAGCATGCTCTACATCATCTTCAACTTCTACGCAATAACGAATACGAAATTGCGATAGACAATCAACCATGACAAGTTTTTTCATTAAATATATCCATCCACTTCTTGTACATATTCAACTGTGTCTACACGAAAAGAACGCCATCCATTAGCACGTACATCCCAACAAGCAATAACATCAAGATTTTCTTTTCTCGAATGTTGCTCATCAAGATGTTTATCATCATGTGGAATTACATTTTGATCTAGTGTACAACGCATTATGCGACGCTCACCATTTACCTTAACAAAGGTAACTTCCATAACATGCTCCTTAAGATCATTAAGGATTTTATTTCTTTCATACTTCATATTTCACCTATTCATTTAGAAGTTGTGTTGATGTGTTATTCTGTTCGTTTAATCTTTGAGCCAACTGATTATAACCCCCAATAAAGAATCCGTCAATCACTATTACAGGAAAAGCTTTAGCTGTAGGATATGTTTCCTGAAGTTGTTCTCGTGTAAAATTAACATTTAAAATTTTTTCTTCAAAAGGGATGCTATGGTTAATAAGAACATTTTTTGCTCTTGAACAATACGGACAATTAGGCTTAGTCCAAAGAACGATATGCTCCATTAAAGTCGTTCCGTCCAATAAGCAAGAACATCATCATAATTTTCTGGATTATATCCGTTATCCAACATATCCATCTCTACTTGGAATTCTAGATCACTCTTGTTCATGTACTTCAAGGCTCCTATTTGTAATATGATACTTAGTTGTTTTTTCTAGTGTTTCAGAATTTTCTATACCTTCTTTATATGGATCTATATCTAATGCATTTTGCTGCCACAATAAAAATCTATTATAAAGTTCTAAATCAGCCATTAAACTATCAATTTTAAGTTCAACATTCTCTAATTGCCTGTGGGGAATAATTGTAATAAAACCAATTGGGTCACCTTTCTTAAAAGTAACCTTTCCTGGACGTGTCATTTTCCAGTTTAAATAAAACGTCATATGAGTCCAATTTGTCTCTACAAGAGATGTTAATTGAACAGCACCATCAACAAAAAAGTTTGGTGCACCCATTGATAATACTGAATAATCACCTTCTGTTTTAATAACATACCATGTTCTAATTGAACAAATACCATGTCCCATACCAGTATTGAATAAATGAGCATCTTTAGTATATGAATGAACACAAAGATCTGTTGGCTTAGAACCACCATTCCATTCAATAGTAAAGTCATCAGGAGCTCTAAACTCCCAACCACTCTGACATGCCATTGTTAATGTCAAATCATTGTATAGTAAATGATCGGCATTGTCAATCCAATCTCGCTGTATTTTACCTGGAAAAACGGGTAGCGATTTAGTATAATCAACGGAATAGAATGTTATATTCATGGCAATATTACTTTCTGTAAATCAATCCTGCTATCATAAGCTCTAAGTCTAGAATAATATTCTAGATATAATTTTTGATCTTGGACACCATATTTGCCAAACCATTGTCCTCTACAAATATGTTGAACTTTAATTTTACTTGTTTGGTCTCTTAATGACCAAGACAATTTTCTTGCTTTTTCTTCTGATCTATCCCAAAATACTGGTCTTTTATCTTTTTGAGCTACTTGATATAGATGAGCACAAATAAATTTAGAAGGAGCAAAAATAAAATAACCTGCTGTGTAGGCTCTAATAGCAAGAGTTATTTCTTCTCCGAGAAAAAATATTTCTTCGTCATATGGCACATTAACAACAAAATCGCCAGTTGTAAACAAAAATCCGCCAGCAATAAAAAATTCATGTTCAATTACATCACTTGGATCAATAAATCTAGCAGCTGCTGAAGGTATAATATTAACAACGTTCATATGAAAACGTGTTGGTGATTTATTGGGGATAAATCTTTCGCCTTCAGGATTAAATTCATATGCACATGGATATGCAGTAAGAATAGCCTTACGTCCATAATGTAAAGCTCTTTCATGATCTTCTAGTAACAAACGATCCCAATTTTTTTCAAATATAATATGAGAATCTATTTGGAGGTAATAATCTTCTCCATTATAATACTTTTGGCAATTTGCACGAGCCCAACAAACACCTTTTGCTTCTCTAAAGTCTACCTTAATATGAGTTACATTAGGCATATTATCAAGAGGATCAAAAGTATTATCTTCAAGATCAATTTGAGAATAAACACAGATACGAATCTTTAGATCCCCAGAAGAGTTATCTAAAAGATTTTGAACTGTGTTTAGTGTTTCTGAATCTTTATAGTTTGCTATCGAAACGAATAATGTTTTCTGGCTCAAATGTACTTCTCAATTCTTCTAATGATGTGATGCGTAAACCATTTTTCATAATTATAGGCAATACTTTTGCTCTCGGAAATAACTCTTTAAGCTTATCTAATGTAATATCTTTACCTATTATATATTCTCTGTAATAAGCACGTTTCTCAGCAAAGAATGCTTTAACTTCATCACATTTATTACATTGTTCATTAGTATATATTTTATACATGAAGATGTCTATATTGTTCGGGTATTGATGTCTCAAATTTTTCTAGAAAACCATAATGTTGTACTGATGTTTGTACATCAGAATAACCACCTTTTTGCCATGCAAGATGGGGGTTTGATACTATTGCCATACAATTCTTTTGTAGATCAGCAAAGTTACAATCTGTTGGACGATTGATCCTATAGTTTTCTTCTATGATTTTATCATAAATTGTACTATTGATACCAATAGCATGAAGACATACTGTATTGAAAACTCTATAGACATTATCTGATAGCATTTGCGGCATATGTGCAAGGTGATTACCACCCAAGTATATTAAATCCCAATGATCAGGAATTTGTTTTGAAATATTATTCCATAGCTCATTAAAATTATCATGAAGAATAACATCATCTTCAAATACTAGGAAATTTTTCCATCCAAGAATTTTTGCTGTATTTATCATAGACATAAATGAAAGATTTCCACCTATTCCACCAGCATTTGCCCCTTGAAGATGAGGTGGGTGGACATAACCATTAGCATCAACGTTATTGCTCCATGGTAAAGCTAGTTTTGACCCTTTAATAGCTGGAAATCTCGTTGCAGCAATATTAAACTTTTGAAACAGTTGCTGACACTCATTCCAGCGATCTGTTCTTTCATCGAGATTAAGACAAAAGATTCCATCAAAAAAATTATTTAAAGACATATCATATTCTCTTTGAAACATTTGATTATCAAGACGTCCATTTCTTCCTAATGCATTATAGCCAATCATAAAAACCTCACGTATTAACTAAAAGTCCAGCAATATAAATTGCAGTTAAAATTATTTGAACAACTATTAAAGACCATTTACGCCACATAATACCAATAAGAATCCAGCCAACATTACCTGCTAATGAAAAGTAAACATTTAATGGATATATATTCCAAGCGGTTAATGCTACGCCAATGGTTAGAACAGCCGTTGAAGACCATTCTAACCAAAATCCCCAATTAATTTTAGGCATTAAGAAACTTTCTTATAACTTGCCTTAATATTCTTCTTCTCTATAGTTTCAAATCCAGCATCAAACAACAACTTTTCAATATCATCATGATCATACATCCAGATATCATCATAGACGTAAACAGCACCAACAGGTGCTCGCTTAAGGAAGAAGTCAGTCTCTAGTACCAATGTCTTGTTATCATGAGGTCCGTCAAAGAAGACAAAAGCATATTCATTAACAAGAGTCTTTACATTATTATAAACAGGTACGCCATCATTGTAGCGATTAAAAAATTCTGTATCTTCCAAACAAAAGAATGAGAAGTCAAAATTATTTTGATAAGCGTAATAATACAATGAAGGAATAACACGATTACGCATTGTGTTATCATAATCAAAACGCTGAGGAGAAGTAATATCTTTTGACTTAGGATCACCTTCAATCTTACGATCTGGATTATGAACAGCCATATTCAAATTAGTACATTCAATCTCAATATTACCATATGGATCGATGCAAAACAATGGTCTATTAGTGTTATTCTGTGATGCCAAAGCATCAATAATCATTTTTGCTGATCCACCACGGCGAGTACCAATTTCAACAATAGCACCTGGTGTATTATTTACTGCCAATGCAGCATTTACAAGGATTTCATATTCCTGTGAATCAGTACCAAATACTTCTTCATCACTAAATCTAATCATCGCCATATCATTTTCCTTTCGTAGGTAACATTAACAATTCAACATAAAGTCTAGCTCTACCTTTATTTTTAAAATCTAATATCTCAGCTACTCTACGTGTAACATCTAATTGAAGATTTTCTGAAAAAGGTCCACGATCATTTATCATAACATTTATTGTATTATTATTTTCTGGATTAGTCAATTTAAGTATTGTACCAAAAGGTAATGTTTTGTGAGCAGCAGTTAACATATTACGGCTAAACAAATCACCATTAGCCGTATATATGCCTTTCTGATACCAAACAGCATTTTCTTGATATATCTTATTGTATTCAGTTGGTGTTTCTCCAACTTCATCAGAAATAGGAAGTTCGAAGAATGAAAATGAAGCACAACCGTATAGTGACAAACTACAAAGTATTACTAATAATATTTTTTTCATATCTTTCCTAAATGTATAAAATAATTGGTAGGGGATGCAGGACTCGCACCTGCTTTAGCGCCGTTATGAGCGGCGAGCGTCGTCTACTGTCGCCTATCCCCCAAACTCTTTCTTTTTCCTCTTAAGCAAGGATCTCTTTGAGACGATCAGCAGCATATGAAGCAGCAAAAGCTTCTGGCTTTACCTTTGGTGCAAACCCGCACATACCTCGAATATAACCAGTTGCTTGTTGAATAACACAAGATGAACCGTGAAGTTCGTCTGGGTTAATATCTAGGTGAACTTCGCAGTGCTTATCGCCGATTGCTTCATAAAGATCAAGATACATCTGAGATGCCTTGTATACTTCCTGCATCAAACGGTATGCTGGACGATCGTGCCTCTTGTCAAAATCTCGCTCAGTAGTGACTTGTCCAAATACCTTACATCCACGTGAGCCATCAATATGAATAACGATAGCAACTGTATAGTCAGCATACCAGAGGTTATCGCGACCACGATACCGCTCGCTATCGGCTCCAATGTAAATATTGGATGAATCTGAAGCGCTACTGATAAATTCTTTAACTTCATCGATGTTAAATTCTCTTGACATATTTCACCTGTTTTTGGAGCGGATGGCCAGACTCGAACTGGTCTTCACTAGCTTGGAAGGCGAGGGCACAACCCTTATACCACACCCGCAATTTTTACTACTTCTTACGCTTGTTTTGTGCTCTACGCTTCTTAGAACCAATCTTACGACGACCCTTACGAGGACGGTTCTTATGTGGCCAGCTCATTTAATTTCTCCACTTTTAATCATTTCACGCCAAGTAATCTTGCCATCAATCTTACCAAGTTTATTTTGCAACTTAATAAGCTTCTTATGTGCTCTCTTACTCATTCAGTCCTCCATGTTGTAATTGGTGCCCCAGGTCGGATTCGAACCGACACTGTACGGATTTTAAGTCCGTTGACTCTAACCTGTTGGCCTACTGGGGCATTATCTATACTATAACGTTCTATTTATTGAACGTTAAGTGTTTTTTGTGTATTCTACACATGATCCAGCTATTATAGTAATCTGGTGATTCTAACACATTGTTATCAAACTGGAATTTAGCCTCATAATACGAAAAATCACCTTTTGACATACAGAGCATCAATATCTCTCGTTTAAAGTGTTCTTTACCGTATTTCTCTACATCAGCAGCTAATTCTTTGTTAGACCCATAATAGTCAAGCCAATTACTCTCGACTTTAAAGCGTTTCTTTTTACCCTTGACTTGCTTTGTTTTTGAGAAGTAGAAGTTCTTCTTACCGATATATTTACGGCTATTCATCATGTTCGTTATACAGTATACAAAACCGATGTAATTGTCAATACAATTAAATTGTTGTCCATTATAAAACCACATGGGGAGTCCTCCTCCCCATATTTATTACTCGTCTTCGCCAACTTCTTCATCCCAACCATCTGGTTCATGGGGGATAAATTCTCCACAGAAAGGACAGTAGTCTACCCTTTCAGTGAGATCATACATTACATCAAAGTTAGCGTCACATTCTTCACAGGTAATATCATATTTCTTCATTTGTTACCCCTTACACTGATTCTTCTTATCAGCAGCAATATTTTTTAGATCAACTGCTGGGATTACGTTTTTAACTGTCTTTGAATCTGGAACAGGAAAAGTATAACCTGAAGCTTTTTCAACATCAGTAACAGTTACTTGATACTTAGTAAAATTAGCATCAATACCAGTTTGATTAGGCATCAAGAAAGCAATAGACTGCTTAGTTGTATCATCAATTAATACCTTGTAAAGTGAATCAGGAATAACTACTTTATCAGCACCAATTGTCTTCGAGCTTGCTGACCAAACATTACCAGCATAAATTGTCCATGAATGCTTTGTTGTATAAACCCAAGCACGTTCAGCTGATTCAAGGTTCTTCCATGTACCACGATTTACTGCAGGTAATTGCGGTGACATATTAGACATAAGGAACGATTCCTTTGCAACTGATTCATCATACGACATATCAGCGTTATTTGCAAGATGTCCTTGATCATAACCTGAACCAGCATAATCTGACGGTTTTGCAGAATTAATACCGAGTGATTGATCAGGTGCAAATGCATCAACGCGGGGAGCGCAGCCAATAACATGATCTGGTGTCAATGTCCAAGCAACCCAACCAGGAATCTTGGCAACATTATTATGTTCAAGAATATAACCTGAACGACAAATAACTGGTTCGTTAGCCTTAGATGTTGGCGCACCATAAGGAACCATAGCTGCACAAGCAGCTACCGGCTTTGGTGGAGTCTGATCAGCTGCTAGAGCTGGAGTTGCTAGAAAAAATAGTGAAGTTAGTAAGATCTTATAATTCATATTGATATTCCTTTTGTTGTACAAGTCACTCTTGTTGGGCATTGTGGGTTATTGCATACGAATAACATCGCTTTATTTATATCACCACCTATACCACACACTCCACAGGCTTGATAAACTACTGTTTTTGGTGGCCAAGGATTAGT